CACGATCCCGGTACACATGCAGCATCGACGGCTTGCCGTGCTTGGGATGCTCCAGTTTCGGCGTGGCAGCCGATAATGGCGGCGCGACGGTGATGCGATCCGACGGCGCTTTCGCCGGCTGCACATCATGTCCGTTGAATTTGCGGTCAGGAAACAGATCGGCCAGTTCCATGCCGACGGCGTGCAGGATGTCGCCCGGCGCGCAGTCGGCCATGCAGTGCAGCAGTATCTTGCCGGTGTCGCTGACGGTAACGCCCAGGCTCGGTGTCGAGTCGTTGTGTGCCGGGCAACAGGCCACCCACTCCTTGCCGCGCTGGCTGACCTTGGTCAGCTTCGACAGCAGCAGTTCAAGGTTCGTGCTCATGGCATCGCATGCTCGCGGCGGATTTCGGACAGGATGAAACGCTTGCGGTCCTCGCGCGTCATGGCCGCCCCTTCCGTCTGCCGCCGCCCACGCTGCGCAGCCAGTGCCGGTTATGGCAGGGCTTGGGCGATGTCCCGCGGCGTTGTGCGGCAGCCGCCACGTCGCCGTGCGCCCATACCACGGGCAGGCGTTCGAGTTTCAGGTGCTTGGGCAGCGGTCGCGGCTGCGCGCAGGCAAGCGCCGCCAGTTCCAGCAGGCGGCGTGCGGATAAGGCGATCATGTGATCGTCCCGCAGACCGTAAGCATGGGGCTATTATTTTTGCCGGCATAGGTCCAATGCTTTACCGGAATGAACAGCGGCTGCACTTGCCGGAGGCGGGCGATGCGCTGCTCCGGCCCGCGGTAGTCGTCGTGCCCGTTGAATAGTGTGACGACGACAGGCTTCGGCTGCCGATCATTCACTAAGCACAAAGGCAAGTGCCGCAGCGAGTTTTCGATTTCTGCCGACATGCTGCCGGTGAAGTCGAGCCATGCGGAATTCCGGCTGCAAAAGCGTTTGTGAAAATACCGTCGTTCGTCAGGGAATTGGCCATAGTCCGTGACTAGCATGGAAGCATACGTCGACATTCGCATCATCAGCAGGCGATGGGCGCTGACTTCCTTGCCTTCTCCGAAATTTGCACTGGTCCGGGCGTAGGTATACGAAGCTCGTCCGTATCGAAAGGTGCGGTTCGACAGGCCGATGATCTTGTCGCCTTGATGCTCAACCCAACCCGGTTTTTTGCAGTCCAGAAGTGAGCGTTCCGGCATGGCTCGACGACTCTGATGGAATACGGTAATACTGCTTTCGACCCCAACCACATGGCTCCCGGGTCGAGCGGCAATCATCGCATGCTCGAACGCCCAACTGGTGCCTGGCATGGAAAGAATTTTCAGCCGTCGCATGTTGGGGAAATAAGGCAGCATGAAAGCGCCCACCCGATCGCGTTCTCGCTGCTTTACAGCAGCCAGTTCCGAGTAGTCCTGTCCGTAAAAGCGGCCGGCGTCGTTGCGGCCGATATGGTCGATCAACTGGCCGATGCTGTAATCGGCGATTTCTGCATGCATGGCTTGCTCCCGATAGAAAAACGTGGGAGGATTGGCCACAAGGCAGCCTTCCCTCCCCTGATGCGTTGCCCCTTTGCAACACTCGTTCGACCCTTCGGCGCCGCGGTACTAACCGACCCGGCGCCCTCTCTCTCTTTACTGCGTTACATCCACCGTGATCTTCAGCACGCCGGGACCAGCTTGCGTGACGGTGAACGGGCACGTCCCGACGTCGCCGCCGGGGTCGGTGGCCGTGAAATTGCCGGTGCCGACATCGACAATCGTGATAAGACCGGTTTGGTCGATCGTGGCCGATGCGGTGTTGTCCGAGGCCCAGGTGAACGTGGTGGCGACGGTGTTGCCCGAGGTATCGACGGCGACGGCGGTTGCCTGGGCGGGTTTGCCGGTGACAAGGCTTGCGGGGTTCATGACTTTGCACTCCTGTTGGACGAAGGCGACGATGACTTTGTGCCGCCGGGAAAGCCAATATATCAGTTCGCGCAGCTCGCGGATGACGTCGCGCAGTTCGTGGAAGGGGTTCATCAGTAGCCCCGCACGCGCACGACGCCCACGCAGGCTTTGCGTATGGCGTCGTAGCGCATCCGGTTCGCCTGCAGGTCGTATTTCAATTCAGCAGGAACCTGCGGACATTGGCGATTGGCTACGCTCCACAGCAGACGACGCGGTATGCGAGTCAACGGCATGCGCGCCATCTTGTGCGCGATTTGAGCTGCTTGCGCGAAGGCTCGCATCATTTGACCGGCGTCGTCACCGCAGGCGCAGGTGTTGCCGGCGTAACGCCATTGGGCGCGCAGTCGATCGTACCGGCGACGTTGACATTGCCCGGCACGCCGGTGGCGGCGCTGAACGTGCCGTGGATCACGCAATCCTTGTCCACATTCGACAGCAAATCCTTGACGTTGGACTGCGAGCAGGCGGGAAGCAGCAGCAGGGTTGCGGCGATCAGCAGAGTTTTCATGGATCAGTTCTCCAGTGTCGATGCGTCGGCGTGGCCCAGGGCCTTGAACGCCTGCGAGGGATTCTTGAATGCGCAGTTGTTCGTCTGCGTGTATGTAACGCCTTGCGTTGCCGCCGCCGCCCCTAGCGTCTGCGCATAACCAGACGTGTACACGATGCCGGGAATATTCGGCACTTGATTGCTGTAGTAATACGGCCGCCAGTAGTGGTCGTAAAAGTAACGAACCTCGGTCGGCTTCTCGGTAATATCGCCGACGCGCGCTTTGATGCGGCTCCATGCTTTCGCGCTCGGGACGCCGCTCATGTTTTCCGTGAAGCCCTCGAACCACGCTTTGAATTCCTGCAAGTTCATGTCACACCATCCTCATAAGGCCGCGCGTAGGGCGGCAAGTCTTGTAGCGACGCCATGCGTGTGTAGCCTGACGCCTTCAATTCGGCATTGTTATCCCAGCTCGCCTGCCCGCCGACACGCACGCCGGTATGGATCAGCGTGGCAATCGCATCGTCCACACTCAGCACGCGCATGGCTTCGAGCAGCACGGCGTCGGCGGTTTCGCGCGTCGTGGTCTGTGACCAATAAAGCCAATCGTGGACGACAGCCGGATTCCCGTACAAATTCCAGACGGGCAGCGCGCCTCGGAACATCTGCGGGATCGAAGCAAAATCCGTCACGAATCGTTGCGGGACAATGATGCGTCCAGCTAGGTCGCTTTCGTAGTCGAAATTCTGATTCAGCCGCCACTGCTGGCCATCGGCAAGCGGCGTCACGGACAATGCAGTGACGAATTTGCTCACGGCGTACCCGCCTCTTTCGCGTACAGGTCCATTTCCTCTTTCGCATAGCCTAGCGTTTGCGTCGTGCGGTCGCTGTTGGCCATAACGATGGCCTTGGCTGCCTGGTAGCACAGCGGGCTGCAGATGCCATGCTCTGCGCCAAGCGCCTTGACGTAGCGACTTTGCAACGCATCAATCTGCGCCTGCGCATTCGGTGCGATCGGCTGCGACGTGCAGCCGCAGGCGGTCAGCGCGAGGCAGAGGATCAGGATGCGGGTCATGGCGGCGTATCCTGCGCATGTACCTGCGCCGTGCCACCGGGCTTGATGTCTACTTTTACGGTTCCATCGGGCGGCACCAGCGGCGCTAGGGCGTTTTGCGCCTTGGCAATCGTGCTGGCTTGCGAGCTGATGGCGTCGTCTTTCTTGCGGCTGGACACGCTGCCACCGATGAAGAACGATACGGCAGCAATGAACAGGTTGTTGACTACGGCGTTCTGGTTGGCTGCGATGGTGGAATCGTTGCTCATCGGGTGCAGCCCGAAATACGGGCCGACCGTGACGATCATGAACGCGATCGTCAGCATGCACAGGACGAATGCGCCGACGGGGTCCAGCCATGCGGGTTTGTCTGGCATCAGATTCGCCCGAGCAGCACCAACACCAGCACGACGACCAGCACGATGCCCAGCACGCCGCCACCATTCCAGCCGGTGCCGAGGTAGGGTCCGCCGCCCAGCGGCACGACATAGCCGCCGACGAGCAGGATGACGAGGATGATGAGAAGCAGGGTTCCAAGGCTCATGGCGTGGCTCCAGTAAGGGTTAGCGGCGGCGCTTGGGATTCAACAGGCCGCTGCGGTTGACTTCGTCCTTGAACTCGCGAAATTCGGTCAGCAGTTCCGTAAACGCCGCCATCTTCACGCGCTGATGCACGGCATCGGCAATGCGCTTGTCCACAGCGACCAGCAACAAGCGCACGGCGATGCCCAGCAACGTGATAGAAAGCCCGATTGCGCCGAGGGTTTCCACTCACAGGCCGCTCCCGTCCTTGAGGTTGCGATAGCGCGACCAGCACAGGATCAGCGACAGGATGCCGACCGACTCGATCACAGCTTCTTGTTCTGCGCGACGGCAGCCACCAGCATTTCCACGTCATGCACGAACTTGGCGATCAGCGCCTCGGCCGCCGCATGCTGCGACGCCGTCATGTCCGGCGATATGCCGACCAGCTTGTCGATTGCGGCATGTCCGCCGCCACCTGAGGTAATGATTACGGTACTCATTTTTTCGACTCCTTCAGTTGCCTGACATCGGCCTTCAGCGCCCCGATGTCATTGCTGTGAACGCCGCGCCATGCGTCTAGATCACGCAACCGTCCGTCAATCTTTCCTTGATCCTTTTCGTACACCACCATGAACACGACGAATACCAGCATCGTCATGAAACAGGCTGTTACCGCCGCCGAACCCCACGCACCCATCCCTTGCGTCTTGTGTATGATCGTCTGCGTGTGCGGCGCCTGTGAGGCGGCCGGCGGCACGCGTTCGACAAGTTCCTTGACCGACCGGGCCAAGTCTCCGACCTGGTCGACCATCAAATCCAGCTTGCGCACATCCTCCGAGCGCCAATCGTCTACTCCCAGATCAGGGTCCGACACGGTGGGCATCCATGCGTCGCGTCAGTTCCCTCACATTGGAGGCCAGTTCCTTGATGTTGTCCGTCAGCGCAATGATCTGCGCCCCGAGCTTGCCATCCATGCCGGCAAAGCGCGCGTTGAGCGCGTTCTGTGCGGCTTCGATGGCCTGTATGCGCGCGTTGTAGGCATTCTCGACGCCCTGCAGGCGCGCGGCAATCTCGGCGGCCGACTCTTTCGGTCCTTTGAAAAACCACCCGACGAATGCCCCAACCACAGCAAAGGCCAGCGTCCAAACGGCATACGTCAGGTTGTCCATCCAGTGTCCCACCTGTCAAGATCGCTCGCCGGATGCTATACCCATGCCACCCGGCGAGCAATATGGCGCTTACCGCGCCGCGACGTTCAGATTGCCTTGGAACGCCGCACAGATGGCCGCGTACTGCGATCCGACCTTGGCGATGCTGACGCTGCTGGCTTGACCGGCGCCGACGCCAGCAACAGGATTGCCTTCGGCATCCAATCCTTCGCCCGTTATTTTCGGGCCGCTGCCGCCAACGAATACGGCTCGCACATTGGCCGTGCCGAGGTTGACCGCCGCCGCTTGGTCGGCGTCGAGCGTAAATGCATCGCCGATGTCCACCAGTTGGTAGGAACTGGGGGCCGGCGTCACCCCGGTTTTCGGGTTGCCACGGAAGAATGACGTGACATACGTCTGCTGGTCGGCACCCTGCGCACCGAATGCGCGGATCACGTTGTATGCCTGCTGCTGCTCGTCGGTGACGATGGCGCCGACGTCGTCGGGCACGCCGTAGAACTTCGGCGTTGCCGGCGAATACGGCGGCGGGTTCAGGTGGTAATGGCCTTTTGCTGCGTGGGGATTGGTCATGGAACGTTCTCCTGTTGCGTGATGCCGCGGGATGCGGCGATCAAGTCAAAAAACTGAACAATCGTGTAAACCAGCCGCGGGCAAATGTCGCTTGCGACGGATCGTTGTGGATGATGTCGGCGTAGTAGAGGCCGCGCGAAGTGATGATCCTGTTTGATATCAGCCGTGACATCAACCTAGCTGGAGTCATGGCATTGATTGTATTCGGTCTGATAATCCCGTTCGCCGCCACGCCCAACGCCTGCTGCAGCCATCGGATCGCCTTGCTGCTGCCACAGTTCACGGCGCAGTCGGCAAGCAGGTTCAGTGTCGCAAAGTCCGGTACTTGGTCAATCTTCGTCCCGGCCAGCATGCGGCGATAGCCGTCGTGGACCTGTTGCTGTGTCGGGTTCGGCCACGGGATATTCCACTGCTGCGCAAACGGCTGCGTCACGCCGCCGGCAGACGTCAGGCCGCCGCGGTCGGCAGGGTCATTACTGACGCCGCCCTCGCGCTGAATGATGCCGTCGATGATCGTGCTGATGGCGGACTCGGGGATCATAATTTCCCCCGCGAACAAAGCTCAAAAACAGTAATAGCAAGGGCAATAGAGAAAATAGCCCAAATAAATAGGAGCACTCCGTCGTTCATATCATCGTCTCCACCTTGATCTTCGCCCCTGGCATCGGCAGCGCGTCGGGGTCGCCTACGTATACCTTGCGCAAGTCGCGGAAGCACACGATGCGCGCGTCGTCAGCGATCACGCCTGCCGTGACAAGCGCGTCTTCGGTCGAACGCAGCAGCTTGGACAGGTCCGGCTTGCGATCGGGCCAGCGCCGCGACTTGTGCGCGCTCGCAGGGCGCTGCAGCGTGAATACGATGCTGGCCATCAGCGGCCCGTCGAGGGGCGCGCTACGGTGCGGGCCTTCGATGCCGCCTATCATCGCCAGCATGCCATTGTCGGCCACATCACGACGCCACGGTTTGACCGCCTTGCTGTTTTCGACCAGCACGCCCTTGCCACCACGCATGCCGACAAACTTTTTGCTTCCCTGGGGCGCAGGTTCGCCGTACACCGTGAATTCCACGACGCGATGCTCGATAGGTTTGCGATCGCGCCTCATTCTGTCAACGCCTTGCGCACTTTGTTCGCGTAGTGTTCCAGCTTTATGAAGTTTGCATTGTCGATACATTCGACGCTGATAGCTGGACCACCGTTGACCAATGTCACGATCACCGCATCGCGCTTGGGCATGACCGGCACGACGACGCCTTGCGGATCTGGCAGCACTTCGCGCATGTGTACAACCTCGTCGCCAGACTCGATAGCAAAATTTGTCATGGCATCTAGCTGTGATTTAGATGCGAACATTCTCACCGGCTGGTTGTGCATAGGAAATATCGCCCAGCACTCCCGCGGCTTGCGCGGCTCCGGCGCGATGCGGTAGTCAAAGCTATCCCAGTTCCATGAGAACGCACTAGTGTTCTTGGGCTCTATGGCGTCGTCCCATTCAGCCCCGTTATTGCAACTGAACTGAATCGCCTTGCCGTCAAGTGCGGCCTGCATAACGTGCACTCGATATTTCAAATCTCTGTTCATTACCCTCTCCGGTTCTTCGGCAATCGCGGCAGCGGGAACACCTTGCTCCACGGTTCGCCATTGGCAATACGCTGCGCTGCGTCCTGCGACATCGACGGCGGCAGGATCATGTCGTGGTAGTCGCCCATCGCCAGCGCCCCGCGCCAGGTGCCGCACGCGGTACACACGCGAAAGTCGCTGTCGCCGCTGCGGCGGATCATGTGCGCAGGATGCTGGCACGCGCGCTGCGGGGCGCGGCTGGCGTAGTCAGTTGCGTGCATGAGGAAGCAAAAACCATTGAAATGTCGAAACAACAACAATACCGACCATTGCGATTCCCAGTGTGTAAACCGCGTCACCTTTACCACACTGGTATCCGGCAGCGAAAAGTATCATCCCGTCAAGGATGCAAAAACGATTGTTCAGCAGGTAGCCTCTCATGCTACGCCTACCTTCTTCGGTCGATACGTCACAACGCGCTCGTATCCTACGGCATCCAGAATCTTCTCGCCCGGATCACGGCGCCCGTTCAGCACGTCGCCGAGGTATTGCGGGCTGAACCCGAACTCCTTGGCGAACGCCGCCTGCGTCCAGCCTTCGCCATCAATGGCGTTGCGCAGGTAGGACCGGAAACGGTCGGGAGTGAGAATTTGCGCCATCTGAAATTTCCTATGCGGATACGCTTGACAGCGGATTATCCATATGGCAGAGTATTTGTCAAGGCGGTGCGGCGTGGAAGGACACGCAGCGAAGTGAGAGGGTAGCTAGGGTTACTGTCGGGTTACTTACTGATACGCGAAGGCGTTTGTGGCTTAAACCTCAGTAATGCCGGAATTTCGACGGTCAGGCAGTCCGAGATACTGTAGCTGCGAGCCACGTAACGCGTTGGGCTGCGCCTCTCTGCTGAAGGCCCACGAGTCGGTATCAATCCCGGCCACCGCCCCTTACTCAACCAGGAGTCATTGCGCCATGCTCGACCACGACACATGCCAACCGACCGCCGACGTCGTTGCCGCGATTGAATCGCTGCGGCCGTCGAAACAGCGTCCGCTGACGCGCGAAGAATGCACGACGCCGGAACTGCGGCTGGAGTACATCGCGCAGTGGCTGGAGGCGGGTGCGCCGCATGTGGGTGATGTCGCCGGATTCAACATGACTAGATTCCGGCAAGAGAGCGCGTGTGGGACAGTCTGCTGCATAGCTGGTTCAGCTATCCAATGGTGGGGGCAATGGCATCCCGATGGCATGCCATCGGGCATGAATGGCGCTCGCCTTATTGGCGTAAGCCACGAGGCCGCTGAAAAACTATTTTTCCACGACCATCACAACCCCGACCCCGCATGGGCCGCCCGCTGCATCCGCCACTACCAGAAGACCGGAATCGTAGACTGGGAGGCGACGCGATGATCCTCACCCCCGCGCAGGGCGCCTTCTTCATCGTCGTGATCGTCGCGCTGTTCTGCATCATCGTGCCGAGCGTGTACGCGTACAGCGCCGCCAAGGCCGTCGTGCTGGCCGCCTGCGGCATCGCGCTGGTGCTGGCCGTGTACTTTCATCTGGAGGTGACGAAGTGAGCGACCTGAAAATGACCGTATCGGTGTGGCTTACGCTCGTTGCCTGCGCCGTATGTTTTGCGGTCGGACACCTTACTGGGTTAATCCGCGCATCCAGTAAATACGCAGCCATGATTGACTACGCAGCAAAGGAGTTGGCAAAGAATTCTGCTGCTAATCGTGAACTGTTTGCCGCCCTCAAATCTAAGGGGATTTACTGATGGAACACGCACTGCAAGTCCTGCAGCATTTGGGCGACGCCTATATCGGGTATCTGTATTTCCAGGAGGCGGCTGATTGCATACTCAGAATAACTGGGTGCGTGTGCATCTGCTTAATTGGCGGATACGCGCTTTCCATTTTTAAGAAACTGTAATGAGCACCCGCCGCAGCTACAACGCCTGCCAAGCCGAATGGGAAGCGCGCAACCTGCCGCTGCTGCGGTCGCTGTATGGACAGACGCCACCACCAGAGACCGTGGAGGCGCTGTCTGCCTTCGACCTGCATTGCCAGCGCCTGTTCGGTGCGGTGCCGCAAAGCGATAGCGAACGCTATGCGGCGGAAGCGGCGATCGAAAGTGTCGATTGCGTCAAGGGACGCGGGGAGGATTGAAGGCAGCGGAACTGCGAAGGCTGATTCGCTAGACGCATGGCTCAGGATGGTTCGATAGAACCGGGATGCGTTACCGAGCAAAGCCGGAGTTCAGTACCGGCCCGCTGCCTTGAATCTTCACCACAACCACAGGAGGCCTATCGACATAAACCCACACACATTCCCCCATGCAATGAGCTAGCGAGCTGCGGCGCCAGTGTCACGACCGCAGCACCACCACAATGGTCGCCGCCCTTGTGTCCCTGCGGGGCGCAGTTGAGCGACAGCCGGAGCAGCGATCCGGCCGGCGACCGCCTTGAACCCTACGCGGTGAAAGATTCCGCATAAAGGAAAAACATGTCACGCAGCAACCCGAACACCGGCAGCACCAATCCCTGCACCCGCTGGCACGACTGGAAAGGCGACAAGGGGTTTGTTCACTACTACGACAAGGCCGCGCAGGCCAATGTCGATGTCCCGCTCCCGTTCACCTTCATCCTGCTGGATGAGACGGCGACGGTGAAAGGCTGGCACGACGCCAGTGAATCCGGCATCTACGCCAATGAGGTCCGCGACACGCGCCAGGAAGTCTTTGTCGTCCGCGCCTTCAAGGGCGGGGAACTGGCCAGCGGCCACTACGCCGCGATCCGTGACCGCGTTGGCGCGCTGGGCGGCAACTTTGTCGCCAACCTGTACATTGCCTATCGCGTCGGCGACACGTTCGAGTTGGGCAGCCTGCAGTTCAAGGGCGCCGCGCTCAAGACGTGGATGGAATTCCGCAAGATGGCGCGCAAGGATGTGTTCGAGAAGGCCATCACGATCAAGGCCGCGACGAAGGGCAAGAAAGGCAGCATCACCTACTACGTGCCGGAGTTCGTACTGTCGCCAGTATCCGAGGCCAGCAACGCCAAGGCGCTGGAACTGGACAAGGTGCTGCAGGCGCACCTGACCGCGTATTTTGCGCGCACCAAGGACCAGGCGGCTGGCATCTCGAAGGAAGACCTTGCAAAGGCCGATGCGGCATTTGCGCACGATCCGCAGCAGGTCGGAGAGGATGCGGTAGCCGAAGGCGAGGCGAAACACCAGGTGTCACGCGCAACGCAGCAGGAAGCGCAGGGCGCCGAGGAAAAGATGTACGGCTCCGATCCCGACGACGAAATTCCTTGGTGATCTGATGCAACGCCAAGTCAAAATCGAGGGCACGCTGGCGGAATGTCCAGCGTGCAAGCGCCAACCAAAGCATTGGTTGGACATGCGCCAAGGCGGCACGCATGCGCTGGAGTGTTCCCCATGCGGCACGCGCACGCCATTGTTTTCCACATTTCAAGAGGCGGTCGAGTATTGGGAACGACACGACCGACTCGAATACATAAGGGGTAAGGCATGAGCTTTGATGGCGAATCCGGTCACTGGTATACCCGCGACGGCGCCCCGTGCTACGAAGTGCCGGCGAAGTCGAAAGGCCCGGGCGGCATGCGTGGCGTCGACCTGCGCTGGGATCGGCACTTGAAGCTCGTCCCGTCCGTGACGACCGTCCTGAGTGTCATCGCCAAGCCCGCATTGACGAAATGGCTTGTTGTGCAAGGCATCCTGGCGGCAATGACGGGCACTCGCCTTGACGGCGAGACGGACGAGGCGTACATCGAGCGCACATTGTCCGAAAGCCGCCAGCAGGTTGTGGACGCGGCCAATGAGGGCACCCGTATCCACGATGCAATCGAGCGCCACGTTGTCGGCAAGCCGTATCCCGAACGCTATACACCGCACGTTAACGCAACGCTCGCCGAGATTGCGCGACTGTTCCCCGACGTTACCGACTGGGTCAGCGAAAAATCGTTCGCACACCCGCTGGGGTTCGGCGGCAAGACGGACCTGCACTCACCATCAACGGGTATCGTGATTGACTACAAAGGTCGCGACGGGGATTTTAGTGATGGAAAGAAACTAGCGTGGGAGCAGAATGTGCAGTTGACGGCGTATCAGATGGGGCTACGGCTACGGTGTACGCCAAACCAGATATGCGCCAACATTTTCGTCAGCCGCACACACCCCGGCATCGTCGCCTCTCACGTATGGAGTGCCGACGACATCGCTTACGGATGGCGCAAGTTTGAAGCCGCGCTGGCGTACTGGAAAGTTGAGAAACAATATGACGCCAGCTTTTAATTAACGGAGCATTCTGATGAACGTCTGGCAATGCATCCCTTGCGGCAGCCAGTTGTGGCAGTTGTCCGGCACGCGCGCCCTATGCGCCAAGTGTGGCCGCATGTCGGCGTCGATCGTGTTGAAGCTCGTGCCGGTCGAACCGACGGCGCAGACGGTTGAGAAGAAGGAGCAGCCTCATGCGTAGCCCTGTTGCCGGTGAAACATGGAACATCAAAAGCGCCCCCGACCCGTGGGGCGGCAAGCCTAGGTTCAAGGTGGTGATTCTTGATGCAAAAGCAGGATGGGTACGTTATTCGATGGGCGCCCCATTTACCGATGAGCGCATGGAGGTAGATCGGTTCACCGCGATTTACCAGCCGACACTTGACTGCGAAAAGCCTCCTTTTGCAGACCAGACGCACATGATCCGCCGCAGCATCATCCCGCGCATCCTGATTCCTGCCGTGCTGCTGGCGGCGATTCTGGTCGGCCTGTTCGGGCGCCTGTTTGCGGCGACTCCGACGGCGATCCTCGTCTACAACGTGACCGCGCATCAGCCGTGCCGCCTGACGTATGCCGTGCGCGGCGATGGCAATGCGCTGCTGTGCGATGCAATATTCGCCTCCACCTTCGACAAGGAACCAGGACAGTGACGACATGGGCGGCCTAGCACGAATCTGCAAGGCATACGGCGCAATGGTCATACAGGGCGTCCGCTATGTATGGGACTACGCGAAAGATGAGGCTGTTCCAGAAAAAGACATGCCGCTAGGAAGCGAGCTTTGGCTTGAAAGTGAGCGAGCGAGGTTTGCTCCGCATGTCGGCATCCCCGCAACACAGCGCAGCGAAGGAGAGGAATGATGGCACTGACGAAGGAATTGGTTGAGGAAATGATCAGGTGGCTTGGTGGGGATGAAGCAGATAACGATGATGATCGGCTGTCGGTCGAACTCTGCCGCTTCTGGCTCGCGCATCAGTGGCAGGACATTAGCACGGCGCCGAAGGGTAAGCCGGTGCTGGTCCACTACAAGAATGCGATGGGTAAGGGCCGCACCGTCAAAGCGCGTTATATCGAACGCTTCACCGAGGAAAGCAACAACGAGGATAGTTGCCTTGGCGTGGACGAGTTCAGCGAAGAGCACGACGCCAGTTTCTACTGCGAAGGCTGGTGGGAAATGCTGGACAATTGGGAAGAGTACGGATTCGTAAAGATTTACCAAGGTACGCCTGATAAATGGCAACCTCTACCGGAGCCGCCGCAATGACAACCCCTCCCGCGCATGCAGCGCAAACGGTGGATGTGAGTCGGGATGCTGTTGAGGCGGTAGTTCGCCGTGGCGATGAATTTTTCAGGTATCACGAAAATCGTGACAAGGCCATTGCCATGCTCCGCGCCCTGCTCGACGCGAAAGAGAAGGCGGAACAGGACAACGCGCGGCTGCGGCAGGCGATTGAGCGGAAGGATGCAATGCTAAGTTTCATTTCGACCTTCGCTGATATTACCGATCAACAGGCATCCGACATTAGCGAAGCCATCGCCTACACCGGCAACGACGACACAGGAGGGTGAGGACGTGAGCATATTCCGGCGTGTTTGGTGCGCGCTTGCGCTGCATGATTACATCATCATTTCATGCCTATCCGCTTGACACCCACAAAATCTACTGGTAGTATTTGCATCGTGGCACCTCGCCATGCAGGAGAAACCCAAAATGAACGCACAAGTTAAATCAGTTAAGGCGCAACCGACTCGCGGGCCGTGGGCCGTTAAGGAGTACGACAACGGGCACACTGGTGAACATGGGCTACGTGGCATTTTTGCAGAGCACCATGTCGGATCGACACAGCAGCACCCAATAGTTGAGAAGGTTTGGGGGGCTACGCTTGCGGAGAGCGACGCCAATGCCGGTCTGATTGCCGCCGCTTGGGAATTGCTGGAAGCGCTGGAATTGCTAGTGACCTCGCCTGTCACATACCGTGAAAACCAAATTGTTATCGAATGCGGTTCGCACGGAGAGGCAATGGAAATTGTGCGCAAGGGCCGCGCTGCCTTAGCTAAGGCCGGTATATGAGTATCCTTCCACTGCCGCAAATTCGTGATGATCTTATTGCGTTTTTGTCTGGAGACAAAGATTCGACCGCTATTTCGCTCGATGATCTTTGCGTCTCGGTAACTAAGGCATGTCTTGTTCATGATGAACTCACAGCAGCACTCCGCGAGATACGGGCAATGGCGCGTGCTGGTCGTGTAGACGGCAAACTATCGTTCGTCGGTGAGATTGATCGCATAACCAGTACCGCCCTAGCGAAAGCATCACGATCATGAAAATACGGCCTATTTTTGCTTGGTATGACTTATGGATAGGTTTTTTCTACGACAGGAAAAACCGCAATCTTTACTTTTTCCCAATCCCATGTATCGGCGTGGTAATTGAGTTATGAACGACATCGCTTTCCCTCGCTCGTTGCCAGACTTTCAGCGCATGTTCCCCGATGATGCGGCGTGCGCTGAATACCTTGAACGCGCCCGCTGGCGTTACGGGTTCACTTGCCCTGAGTGCCATGAGAAGGGTGAGCCGTTCCGCTTCGCCGCTCGCCCCGGCGTCCTGCGCTGCCGTCGCTGCCGTAAAGACACGGCCTTGACCGCTGGCACCGTGATGCAGCGCACGCGCGTCCCGCTGAGCACATGGTTCTGGGGCGCTTATCTGCTGGCCAGTCACACACCCGGCGTGTCCGCCGTCCAGTTGCAGCGCCAGCTTGGCCTGACGCGCTACGAAACCGCGTTCCAGATGCTGCACAAGCTCAGGGCCGGTATGGTCAGACCGGACGCGGATCGCATCGGCGGCGGTGCGAATGGTGGTCACGTTGAGGTTGACGAAACTTGGGTTGGCGGTCGGACGCGCGGCGAAGGCAAAGGCGTTCACAACCAAATACTTGTTGCCGCTGCGGTCGAGGTGAAACAGCGCAAGCCGGGGTCGAAGCTCAACAAACGGAAAGCCGGTCGCTACGCCGGCCGTCTGCGCCTCGCCGTCGTGCCTGACCGCACCGCAAAGACGCTGGCCGGGTTTGTTTCGAGCGCGGTCAATCCGGGCACGATGGTTATCACGGACGGCTGGAACTCCTACAGCAGCCTGACCAAGCGCGGTTTCGCGCATCTGCCAGCCGCCGAGAACGGCAGCGCCGACGTGGCGGAAGAATACCTGCCAATCGTCCACCTGATTTTCAGCAACCTGAAAGCGTGGCTCAATGGCGTGCATCACGGCGTCAGTCCCAAACATTTGCAGACCTACCTGAACGAGTTCACGTTTCGATTCAATCGCCGGTTCTATCCGTTCAACGCCTTTCGTTCGCTGCTCGGGATAGCGAGTGGCAACGCAGCGCCGACCTATGACGGCCTTTACTCCGGGTCGTGGCAGCACACTAGCTGTTGTGGTCATGGGTTATAACCGGATAGGCATGGACTGTTCTATGAGCACCATATAGGGCAGGTGCCGGACGGTCTGTGCGTATGCCACAAGTGCGATACGCGCTGTTGCGTTAATCCGGATCATCTATTCCTTGGGACAAATGCGGAGAACACGGCCGATAAAACCGCAAAAGGAAGGCAGGCTCGCGGTTTCGTCATGCGCCGAACACTTACGGAAGATCAAGTGCGGAGCATTCGCAAATCATCTGATTCGGCAGTGTGCCTCTCAATGTTATTTGGCGTTCACCCCATAACCATCGGGAAAATTCGCTCCGGGAAGCTTTGGAAGCATCTTCCCGAACTGGCAGGACAGGGGCGCGAGGCTACTTCAACTGCGCCCGCAACGTCGCCTGGCTAGCCGCATGCGCCTGCAATCGCGCCGTGTCCCCCTCGACCAGCGCGCGCACGATGGCAAGGTCGGCCGCCGCCAGTTGCGCCTTGATGGCTGCGTTGTAGTCGATGATCGCCTGTGCTGCGTCAGCCGTGTTGGCCTCATCGGCAGATAGAACATTGTCGATTTCCAGCCAGCGTTCCTCTGTCTCGAACGAAACCGTGCCGTCATCGGCCACTTTGCGGATCGTGTGACAGTCGCGGACTTTCATGCGGCGATACCAAAAACGACGAAGGTCGAGTTGACGGCCAGCTGGTTGGCGATGCTGGACGACATCGTAACACTGGTCACGTTGGCGAAATTCGTCGTCCAGGTGTGCATGCACGATTGCCATACGATGCCGGCGGAGTTGTCGCGGTTGCAGAATACCAACGCGCTTGCCCGTCCGTTGACGTCTTTCTCGACATGGATGAACCCGGTCACGTAGCGGTTCGGGTCAAGGTTTCCCATGCGCGCATCGTTGGCGCGGGCAGACGTTACCGCAGCGCCATTGAGCGTCAGGGATTGTTCGTTGTAATCCGTGACGGTCGTGTCCGAGTTGTAGAACAGGCTGATCGTCCCCACGGCGCCAGCCGCCGCATCCTTCAGCGCATAGAAAATGAGGAACGACCGATAGGCGCCGAGGTTCAGCCCGCTGACCGTCAATGAGGTCGCCGCCGATCCGGTTACCGTACCGATGCCCAGGTCCACCAAGCCGCCGCCGGAGCCGCCGCCGACGGTGCCCCATAAGGCGTCCGTTCCGTCGCTGACGACCGCCTGTCCGGATGTCCCTAACGCCAACGACTGCCACAGGCTTGCTCCGCGTCGTAGCAGCATGCCTCGCGTACTGCCAATCTCCGCATCCAGAATCGCGCTCAGTGAGCTATCGACCGGCGCCGCCGCGCTGCCGGTGATGTTCGCCTTGACCGTGTGCGCCGCCATGTTGGCGAGCGCGGAATTTTGCACGCCACCAAAATTGCCTGGGCTGCTTTGCGGATACTCCGGGTCGTCGGCTTCTTGTGCCTGTACGATATTGTTTGTTGTTACGTAGTTATTGGTTACCGTGCCGCCGCCCGTCGATCCCCCAAAATTTCCGACGCCGCCAGGGACGCCCTGCTCGCCGTCATCGCTCTCGACAGCAGGGAAGTTGTAAACGTTGTTGATCGTCGTCGTGGTTGACGGCCTCGCCCCAAAATTCGGGGATGTTGGAAATGAGTCGCCACGATCGTCGCCATCATCACTGACGGGAAACGGGAGGAATGACGTACCGAATCCGGGGATCGGGTTGCTGCTGGGAATCCTGTTGACCTGATGAATCAGGCTTTTTTCACGAACGCCCAGCTTGCCCATGGGTCACACGACGGCCTGGTAGCCAGTTGCCCAAATAGTCAGCACAGATCCGCTGCTTGCGCCGCCGACTAGGAAGTCGGTCGAAACCATCTTCAGACCCGGCGACGCGAAGTAGAACGGCACGGTCGTATTCGCCGGAATCGACGTGTCCTTGGCGATGAGTTCGGTGCCGCCCGTGTTGGCGCCCGTCGCGCCAAGATACAGGCGGCAAGTGGCTGCCGTGCCGGACGTGTTCTCGATGTAGATGGCCGTGATACGGTCGTAGATCAGCGCCGACGTGTTGTTATACAAATTGGTGGTGTAAGTGCCCGTGAGGTACAACGGGCCAAAGGTTCGTACAGGTTTGTCGCTCAAGGTCTTCTCCTAGCGCAAATAATACTGGGCCAGCCGGTTGGCTGCGCCGCCTTGTCCACCGATGCTCGGGTTGTACTGCCGCATCGGCTGCATCGGCATCTGCTGCGCATTGCCGGCCATTGGGGCAGGCGCGGCGCCAGCCATACCTACCGGGGCGCCGGGCTGCATCGGCATCGCCTGAGTGGCTTGCTGGATGCCCTGCAACTGCGGCATCGGCAGCGGGCGCCCGTCGGGGCCGAACTGCTGGCCGCCGATATTGGCGCCACCACCGCCTTGCGGCTGGTACTGCATCGGTGCGCCGCCGTAGCCGATCTGGCGCTGCAGCGCGCGGTTGGCCTGCATCTGCTGCGCCAACGCATTGACCTGCGGGGCGATCGGGATACCGAAGCGGCTGGACATGCCGTAGTTGGCCGGCGCAAGTCCCGCGGGCACCGCGCCCGTGCTGCCGGCTCCGGGCGCCGGGGCATTGCCGACCGGGGCGCCGCCATAGCCGCCCATCGCGCCCTGCGGCGACAGCGACTGCTGTTGCTGCTGATTCTGGTAATACTGCGCCAATACCTGTTGCGGGGTCATGTACATGGTCACGTCACCTTGAGTGGGGAACTTGCTCGCGCAATCCCGGAACGCCCAGCTTCACGTCCTCGGGGATATTACGCGCATTGCGGAAACCTTGGTACGGGTCGTAGGCACGCGCCGCCTGTTGCACCGCTGCCGGCACAACATTGGACCGGATCATCTCACCCAGCAACTTGTCGTAGCCGGCGCGGTGGTCATATTTCTGCGCATTTTCGACCGTGCGCGCCTGCCGCATCGGCTGGTCAGTGTACGTAATCGACTGCAGCGCCAGTGTCGGATATACCTGCGCCAGCGACTCCAGAAAGGCCGTAAAGCCACGGCTGCCGTATTCGCGTCGATACACGCGCGCCAGTGACGCGCCCATCTCCATGAGTTCGGGGACGGGGCCGTGCATGATTTGTGTCCCGACATTCTGCCCCGCCACCATGGCCTCGCCGGGCTTGACCGGCGCGCTCTTGTCCTTCTTTTCGGCATGCGGCACGCCGCCAAGTTGTGACTGCAGGTAGCCACCCAGCGCCAGTGTCGCAATGCCAACGCCCTGCTTGCGCAGGTTCTTCATGATGTAGTCCGCGGCGGCTGGTTTTCCCTCTTCCTTGAGCGTGTCGAAACGCATGGCCTTGGCCATCGCCTTGAACGCACCGAACGGGTAACTGGTCAACAGTTCCTTGGCGATGTTGACCGGGATACCCCGCACCGGGTATTCCTCTTTCGCAAGGAATGCAGCGATCTTGCCGGGTATGCCGCCGGTCTTCTCCCATCGTGCCAGCGTCGAATTGATCGCCTGCGTCAGTGTGTTCTTGCCCTGGAATTTAGACTCCAGCGCGTGTTCGTACGCCTGCGCCTGCACGCTCGCCATGGTCGACTCGCGTCCCATGTACTCCTCGATCGCCTCCGGCGTCATGCCCTTCTTCAGCAACTGCTCGCGCGTGTAGCGGCCAATCTGCATCTGCGCCACACGCATCTCCGGCTCGGACACGAACTCCTTCATGGCCGCATGCGTGCCGCCGATGAAACGCGCTCCGGCATGCGCCGTTTCCATGGCCTTGTTCAATCCGCCAGGCGTGCGAATGGCGTCACCCATCCGGCCGGAGAAATCCGTGAACTCCTGCGATACGCGCTTGTGGCCGTACAAGATGTCCCACTTGTTCTGGTTCTGCTGCAGGTCTTCCTTGGCGCGCGCGAAGGCGTCCTTCAAGCCCTTCCCGAACTCGCCCATGCCTGCCCAAAAGCCGCGACCGCCATAGCGCGGCGAATAGGCGGCGTACTTGCGCAGGCCCGGAAGTTTGGCCAGCACCGTCCCCAGCGCCTCCTCGCCGATCTGGCTGGCGTTGCGCGTAACGACAGCGCCAGCGAGCTTCTTGTATACACTGACCGACGCCAGGATGTTGAATATCTTGGCGTCGACGATCGTGCGCAGGGTCTTGCCCAGCGGCGTGTCGTTCAGGCGCTCCTGCCGTGTCGCTAGTGCGTTCAACTCGTTCTTGGCCTTGGCGATTTGCAACTGCAAATGCTGCACAGCCTCGCCGTAGACCGGCTTCTCACGCTTGTCCGGCGGCGAGAAGTCCTTGCGCTGGATGCGCGATTTGATGTCAGACAGTTGTGACTGCAGCTGCTTGGCACGCGTGGCGTCGCGCTGCACCGCAGGATCGCGCAGTGCGCGCTTGAGGTCGTTGTACCGCTGCTGCAACTCGTTCTGCGTCTGCTTGCGGTATGGCGCGTTGCTGGTAATCGTATCGGCGATGTCCTGCTTGGGCACGCCACCACCGATTGCCTCATGAATCGCCGCCAGCACCTTTTGCGGGTCTGTTTCGCCAGCATCACTGCGGTTGCGCGCCATGCGGCGGATGACGGACGCCAGTTCCGGGTCTTCGACGCGGGCATAGCGCGTGCCACCGGCTGCCGTCTTGCGCAATTGCGCCGTACGCTGCGCCAGCGCACTGAATTCATCATCCAGTGTGCGGCGTTCGGCCGGCGCAATGCGTCGGCGCGCAACAGGCGCCGTCTGCTGCTCGCGCAGTTTGGCGTTCTCGGCCAACGCGGCAGACAGTTCCGCCTCACGCGCCTGTATCGTCTTGACGTGCTGTGCAATCTGGTCGCGCAGGGCTTGCGGCAGGTCGTCGACCCCCGTGATGGCCTTGAACCGAAGCACTTGCCGTGCCATCGAAAAGTCGCGCTCGGCGAGTTTTTGGCGCATCCGGCCGGTCGCTGACCATTCCGTGCCGATTTCCTTCGTCGCCTTCTCGTTCGTCGCCAAGTCCTGCTCGATCGCCATGCGCTCCATCTGCGCATTGACCGCATCTGCCGTATTGCCAGCCTTCTGCGCCGTTTCGATGCGTTGCAGCACGTCGTCGTAGCGGTTGTGCAGTTCGGCGCCGTGTTGCATCAGCAACGCCTCGTCCTCGGACGACACGGCGCGCGGGTTTTTGGCCAATTCGGCGGACAGACGGTAGCCAACGGTCGGGTCCGCCTCGAGGCGCTTGAGGGCGGCGTCCCACACGTCCTTTTCTGCCGGGCGAAGTTCCGAGACGACCGGTTCCAGGCCGCGTACGCCGCGCTCGGCTGCCTTGGCGGCGTTTTTCGTACCGATCGCGTCCGGGCTAGCCGTTGGCGTCTCAGGTTTTGAGACAGGCGGTGCCCCTACCACACTTCCGGGCTTGGATTCCACTATTGCGGATTCCGGATTCTCTATTGCGGATTCAGCACGCCCTGCCACGCGCTGTACGGGCACCTGGTCCACCGGCACCCGTATGCGCGGCTTCTCGGCCGGCGCCTGCCCTGCACCCGCTGGTGCGGCGCGTGGGGCCATCTGCACGGTAGTTACCGGGTTACGCCGCGGTGCCTCGGCGTAATGGCGCAGGTTTTCGATGCCGATCTGGCGGATGGCCGCTTCGTGGGCATTGATCCAGTCCAGCGGGACGCCCATCCGGTTCAGGCCCAGCTTGAACGCATCGAGCACCTTGCGCCCGATCGGCTGCGTGTACAGGTCGCCCATCGTCTGCGCCAGCACTTCCTCGCGGTAGTTGGCCTTGGGCGTCGTCTTGGGTATCGCCTCGAGCGACGCCTTGACCTCGGGCGACTTGCTGGCACGTGCCTGGATCGCGCTGGCCAGCGCATTGCGCGTGGATTCCGGCAGGATGCGGTCAAGGTTCGCGTGGACGACTTCATGGATCACCGTTTCCGGCAGTTCGGCGCGCGTCACGTTGTCGTGGATGACATTGGCGCTGGACTTGTCCGGTGGCGTAAAGCCCTTGACCCCGGCGCGCTGCTGCGGCGTCAGTTCCGGCGTGTGCTGCGCAAGGTCGGCACGCGGCGTCAGCGTCAACCCATTGGCTTCGAGCTTGCGCATCGCGGTGGTGCCAAATTCCCTTGTCAGTGCCTCGCGGGCCTGTGCGTGCGTCAGGTTGTCGGTCTGCGGCGCGCCTTCGCGCTGGGCGAGTTTCGCCTGCTCTGGCCTGTCTCCTGCAAACAACTCTCCATCGCCGGCACGCATCGGAACCGAACGATCGCCACCGCGCAAAGCCAAATCCTTTGCACGCTGCGCCGCGTCAACAGCGTCCTTGCTTGTAGCTCCACCGAACAGATCAAGGTTTTCGGCGCGCTTGGCCTTTGCCTTCTCAAACATTTCCTTCGGTGCGCCGAACAAGTCTTGCTGTCGCGCGTACATCGTTTCGGCTACACGGTTATCGGCTTCGTGCGCAGCACGCATCTCGTCGGCACTGTCGTAGCCAAGGCGTTTGGCTACCGCGCGATCCTCCAGTTCCGAACGCTGCGCATCCTCGACATGCCGCGCCATCGCCTCAAAGTTGTCATCACCGGGATGGACAATATCCTTCCCGGACAACGCTTTGTCGAATAGCTCAAAAGCATCGTTGATGCTGTGCTGCGACGGCGCATCCGGCGAGTCTGGTGGCAGCCAGCCATCCTGCTGCATGGCCTCGCGCAAGTCTTCTGGCGTCATTCCGCCATCTTTTCGGAACAACGGCTTGCCGACGATTTTCTGATTCGCCCTTTGGGCCTTTCGCGTATTCCAGTATGCCGGATCAACGCCGTACTCCGCGCGGAAGGCTTCGCGGTTCAGGCCGCCCCCGCGCGCCACCCACTCCAGCAACGACGGATATTTTGGTCGATTGATGCCAAACAGTTCCGGATTCTTGCGCGGATTCGCCCGCAGCCAGTCATCGTCCGGATGGTCTGTAATCAGAGACTCTGGGGGTGATTCAGCAGGTAGTCCTTCCTCGCCTGCCGCAACAGCATCCGCAGCGCGTGCTGTGTCCGCATCGCCAGGAACTTGCGCATCAGGTGCCACGCTCGCAGTTGCATCAGCGGTTCCTTGGTCGGCTAATACCTCGGGCGCGGCTTGGACTTTGCCTTCTTCGCCGGCTTGCGCTTCTTCAGCGGCACGCTCGGTGCCAACGGGTTGTACGTTTTGATCGACATCGGTCAGTCCTTCCGCGTTACCGGCTTCTGGCCCGGCTTGCGCTGGGCGTTGTAGATTCTCGCCGCCACCTTCTCGGCCGCCTTCTTCGACAGTCCCTTGGCTCGGTACTCCTCCTTGATCCTGCGGTATTTCTCGGGCATTGGTCAGTCCTCGGGTTAGTTGTTGAACACGCGCCGCGGCAATATCGGCGTCACTCAGGCGCGGATGGCCGGCAAAGCCTCCCAGCGCGCCGCCAGTCAACCCGGCCTGTACAATGGCTTCCGGGTCAAGCGGTTGCTGCAATTCAGGATGGTCGGACAGGATCACGTTCTGCCCGGCACGGCCCGCTTCTTCGGAGGCAACGCCGACCCCGGCGCCGGCTGCCACGCGCTCAGCGGCCGTTCCGGCAGCACCCAGCGGCAACGATGCGCCGACGAGGTTGACGATGCCGGTCAGTCCCGACGCTTCCAGCGCCTTGGCAACGCCAACTTTCGGCAAGAGGTCGGCAAACGTGGTCTTGGCCGCCGAATACGATGCCGGCAGCGCCTTGACGGCTGCCACGGCAAGGTCGGCGCCCTCGAACTCAGGCACGACAGCATATTGTGGCAGCGCGTAGGCGGCACCGACGCCGGATTCGATCGCACGGCTGATCGGCGTCGACGCACCACTGGCGCGATCATCGGCACGCTCCTGCGCCACCTGCTGCTCGACCTGGCCAGCCTCTTCGGCATAGGGCGATAGCGTCTGCTCCAGCGCCTGACCGCCTGCGATATTGCCGGTGCCGGCGACAACAGCCGGCGCGATATTGGCCGCGAACTTGACCAGTGATGCCTCGCCGCCAGCCAGCGCGCGAGGAATACCGATGGCGATAGCGCGGCCCTGCGCGGCCATTGCCGGGGCAAACCCCGATGTATCCAACGGGCCGCCGCCGGTGCCAAAATCAGGCGGGACATCGCCGGTTGCCGTCGTGTCAGGCGCCGGTGAACCGGCCAGTGCTGCAGGTGGGCCTACTTCTTCCGGCGGACCCGGCAATTCGGGCGGCGCATCCAGCAAAGAATCCCACTCGGATGCCTTGGCCGTCTTGCCCTTGGGAATTTTCGGCTGCGCGGATTGAACTTGACTTTGCAGGTCGGCTTCGACGGTTGCCGGGTCTTCGCCGGCCGCAACACGGCGATTGGCCTCGTCTGCAAAATCGGCCACCTGCGCATCCACCGGGGTCGAACGGTCCTGCACCACGGGCGCCACGGCCGGCGGTGTGTCAGACAGCGAATCCCAGTCAGGCGTATTGTCCACTCATCAAGCCTTGCGGTTCGCCTTCCTCATCCTCGTCGTCCGGCATTGGCTCGGCTTCCTCGTCATCGGCGCCCGCATCAGTTCCCGCCAGAAGTCCTGCGCCACCCTGCGGCGCGCCGGTATCGGTCTGGTCATCGGGCGATGCCTCGTTGTCGTCGCCGCTTACGGTATCCATCGCCAGCGGCGAATCGGGCATGCCGTTGGCGTCGGCGACATACGGTACCGGCTTGCCATCCGGTCCCTTGATGAACGCATTGCCGTTGGCGTCGTACTTGATCTGGCGCCCGTCCGGCGTGTACTGCGGCTGCGCGCCGGTCGGCTGTCCACTACCGTCCGTCGTGTCGGTTGAACCCTCCGGTGCCGCGCCTTCCTCGATGGCCTTGAGCGGCACCCCAAGGTTCTTCGCGTGCTTTTTCTGCATGGCCGCCTCGTAGGCGCCGCGCTGCGATTCGATTTCGTCCTCGCCCGGCGGATTGGTGCCGTACAGCATGCCCGGTTTGTCCGGCAGGTCGATCCCGGCGTCCTTGAGCAGTTGGCGCTTGGTTGCAGGATCGGTAATCTTGTCCCAGTTGGCCATGTCCTTGCCGGTCAGTGTCTCGACGCGGTCGATCTTGCGCGCAAGGTCCGCCGATTGCTGCTTCGCCGCGTCGCGCTCCATCTGGTCCTGATGGCGCCGGTCTTCATTCGCTGCCTGCCGCGCCGCGATAGCGCCCTGCACGTCCGGCTTGTCCGGTGCCTTGGCAATGACATTGCCTTGCGCGTCATAGCGCACCTGCCCCGGCGAAAGATTGAAGCCGGCTGCCTGCTTGGGCTGGTACGGCACGCGCCCAATTTCCTTCTGTTCGTACTGCTGTGTCGAAGGGTTGTACACGCTGCGGTACGTCACGCTGTACAGCTTGCCGTCGTCGCCCTGCACCCCGTCGACCTTGCTGGTGCGCTGGTTGGCTTCCAGCTTCATCTGGTTGAGAAGCGCGTTGTTTCTGGCGCGCTCGGCCGCCACTTGCCCCATAGCGTCGTACTTGGTCTTGTACAACTGCTGCCGCGCCTCGTTCTGCGCGTTCATCATGTTGTACTTTTCCATCGTGTTCGCCCATGCGGCAAAGCCGCCCAGCAGGCCCATCTTCAGCGGATTGATGAATTTCTGCGTCACTGCACCGCTCCCTCCGGCCCTTGGCCGCTCATCAGGCCCTGCTGTTGAAGACCTTGCCCGACCGCAGCCGACATCGGATTAGCCGCGGCTACCGGCGTCTGCCCGGGCGGCACCGGACCTGGCGCCGACTGTGGCGGCTTGCCTTCGTCGGCCATGAACATGTGCTTGACCTTGTCGACCAGCACGCCCATGGCGTCCTCGCGCAACTTGTCGGGGTCGGTGTCCGGCACGCCGGCATGCTCGGCGATCATGATGATGCGGTCGATCGTCTGGTACGTCGCGCCGCCCTGCGCAAAGAACACGTCGACCGGGATCATGACGCCGGCCTTCTTCGCCCCTTGGTAGATCGACGCGAGGATCGTGAAGGCGATGTTTCCGATCGTGGCGCCCAGGTTCGGCGAGTGCATCATCCAGCCTTCGATCTGGCGCAGCTTGGCCGCGCCATTCAAGCTCTTGTAAACCGCCGCCATCACCTTGGCCAGCAAATGTTCCTCGTACGGACTGGCCGCCTCCTCGCCCGCATCGGTATCCGGCTGCGCCTCATCGGGCGGCGCGGCATTGGCCTGCGTGGCGGTCGGCGTGTTGTTCAGCAGTTGTCCGGGCATGGCGGCAAATCCTTAGGCGTAGCTCTCGTCGTACGGCGATTCGATGAACGGCGTCTGCTGGCTCAGTAGTCCCTGTTGCTGGTACTGGTCCTGCGGAATCTGCCCCATCGCCGCCAGCGGCATCGGCTGCGGCGGCGCGGTGCCGGGCGGGTATTGCTGCCCGTAGCCCGGCGTACCGTAGCCGGGGTAATTGGCGCTGTTTGATCCGGGCTGGTTGATCCCCGGCATGCCCGGTGCCTGCGCCTGGTTCGGCTGCAGGTGGTATGGCGTCAACGGCGGCAGCTGCGAATTGCTCGGCATCGGCGTCGTCGGCGTCAGGTTCTTGTTCTGCGCAAAACCCTGCCACGCATTGCCGGCGCCGCCCGCGATATTGCCCGGCGCACGTTCGGCCTGATACTTCATCTGCGCGTTCATCATCGCGCTTTGCTGGTAACTGTTGAGCATGCCGCCAATCAACGACGGCACGCCCGGCGTCTTGAGCGCCGTCTGCGCCACGTTGAGCGAGGTCTGCCACAACGACGAAGGTCCGCCGACCGTCTGGCCGACGTAGTTAGCGCCGTTGGTGATCGCCGACCCATAGCCGGCCTGCGCGGCTCCCGCTCCCGCACCGGCCGCCGTGCCACCGGCCAAGAGGTCGCCGCCGACGGTTGCGCCGCCGATACCCGCCGTGCCGCCCAATACGCTGCCGCCCCCGATGCCAGCGGTTCCCGCCAGTACGCTACCGCCTTCGGCTGCCGCTGTGCCGCCCAAGATGCCTGCACCCGCGGCATCGGCACCCACGCCCGCCGCCGCCGCACCTTCGGCCGTCAGCACGCCAGCGCCGCCCAAGTCGGCTGCACCGGCGCCCAACGCCGCGGCGCCGCCTTCTGCCGCAGCTCCGGCTGCAGCGCCTTCCGCGCCAGCAGCGGCGGCACCTCCTGCGGCACCTGCCGCCCCGAAGTACGCCAACGCCGCGCCGGCCGTGAAATAGATCGCAACCGCGGCCAAAATCGGTTTCCAGTACTTCTTGACGAAGTTGCCGACCGACTTGAAAACCTTGCCCACCGCTTTGGCTATGCCGCTCACCGTTTCACCTCACGAAAATACACCCCGCCCACCTGCCGTAACCCCACGCTTTCGTAAAACGCGCCGGCCTGCGGCAGCCCGGATGATACGCCCATCTGGATCGCATTGACGCCGTGGGATGTCGCCCACTGCTCAAACGCCCGATACAATTCACGTCCGTTGCGGTCTGCGATGAATGCCCAGTCGGTTGCATACTTTCCTTCCAGATACGGCCAGTCGATCAAGGCGCCGATCAGGAATCCCTGCACCTTGTTGCCGACGAAACTCGCCCACACCGCCCCAGTGTCCACCGCCATCATCGAGGCCCGCAAAAGAACGTCGCTTTTCTTCACATCCAACGGGATCGTCCCGGTCACGCTTTTCGCATGCCACCCCCGCGCGTACTGTATCAATTTCGGCACATGTTTCGGGTCATACAGTCGCCGGATCATGTGTTGGCAATCGGTGTCGGGTTGTATCCGCCACTACTGGCACCGCTGGATGTCCACGCGCTCGTCCAGTAGTTCGGATTATTCACCCACGGCGGCACGAAAGCCGGCAGCGACGCATTCTGCTGCGACATGCCGCTGTAGAACTGGTTGGCATTGGCCAGCGCCGCCTGCCGGTCCTGCGCCGTCATGTTCGGGTTCATCATGATGCTGGAAAACACCTGCCCGTAGGCATTCTGGCTCGATTGCTGCAACGTCTGCCCGAGCGCATACTGGTTCCACATCATATTTCCCTGGTACTGGCCGATGTTGAGCGATTGCGTCGCCTGAAATTCGTTTTGCTGGTTGTTCAACGTCGCGCCGAACTGCTGGTTCTGCTGCGCCAGTTGCGCGTTGAACTGCGTTCCCTGCTGCGCCATCTGCGCGTAGTTGTAGCCCAGTTGCTGCCCGGCAATCTGGTATTGCAACTGCTGGCCCTGCTTGGTTGCATCCGAGTACAGCGTGGCAGCATCCACCGTGGCACCGGCCTGGATGCTCGCCGCCGTCACCTGCGCGTTGGCGCCGGTGTCGATGCCGAGCTGCTGGTTGGCCGCCATCTGGTTCGCCGCCGCCGTGTTGGCGTACTCCTGTGCATTGCCCTGCGCGATCGGCAATGCCGCACCAATCGCCGCCTGCTGCCCGGCGCCGGCCGCGATCGACGAATTGAGCAAGCCCCGCCCCGCCGCAGTCGCTGCCGCCTGCGCGCGCGCCTGCTGGATGTACGGGCTGTCGCCGGACAACAGTCCCGTCAACTGGCCGCTGACCAGTTCGTTCTGGTTCGGCGCGCCCTGATAGGCGACCTGTGTGTTGACGAGCAGGCCGCTGTTGGGATCGACGCCGTACGGGGTCGGGCTGCCGGCCGGCACGGCCGACTGCGAATTCTTCTGCTGGTAGTAGTTCTGCATTTGCTGCAGTTGCTGCTGGCCAGACATCGTTTGGGTCGCCATCGCCTACTCCTGCTGCTCTTGCGCCGGCTCAATGGTATAGGAAATCGCCTGGATCGTATGCGGGAACTGCAAGTGCGACGAAAAATCGAACCGCAGGTTGATCGCGGTGCCCTCGATCGACAGCGGCGCCGTGCCCAGCGACACGAACGCCTGCGGAATGCCGGTCGGCATGCCCGTCAATGACCCGAACTGCTCGGTGATGAGGTTCGTGCCCACCTGCTGCTGCGGCACCACGTAGTTGGCGCTGCGCGACAGGTAGAACTGCGCGTAGTCCTGCGCCTGACCGAACACGTTCACGCCGCTGAAAATCTTGTTCTGGAACGGCACCTGCGCCACGTCCGGCACCAAGGTCGCGTAGCCGGTGATGGCGCCGCCATTGAAGGTGTTGGATCGCTCCAGTTCGTACACCCAGCCGGTGCCGTCCGCCGTCGCACCGAAAATTCGGTCGCGGCCGAGGATTTCGGTGAACGCCTGCGCCACGTCCCATGTCACCGGCACGCCCAGCGGGCCGTAGTAGTTCTGGATCGTGAACTGCGGCGCCTCATTGTCCTCCAGAAACGTCATCGACAACGCCGCACCATCGGCGAAGAAGTAGCGCGCCATGTTCTTGTTACGGATCAGCACCGAATTGATGATGCCAATGTTGGCGCCCTCGAAAAAACTCGATAGCTGCACGCGCGGGATCAGCCACGGCGCGATCACGGCGCTGTAGTGACCCAACTCGAAATCACCGTACTTCTGCGTGGCGCCGATCGCCGTGATGCCGCGGAAGTCGCAGTACATGTAGTTCGCCATCGGCTGTATCGTGTACTCGATCCCGCCCGATGTCGGCGAAATCGTGGTCGTGTACAGCGACGATGTCACCTGGCTGCCGGGCGGCACGTTGAAGTTGCCCTGCATCATCTGGATCGTCGACTGTGTCCACACGCACAGGCTATCGCCATTGATCGACTTGATGCCGATCACGCGCTCGCCGAAGCCGTTCGTGCCGGCCGTGCCGTCGTACAGCGCCGGGTCGAAACTGAGTACATTGACCGCATTGCTCCACTCGATCACGCCGGAGTAGTAGCCCAGGAAAATGTGCCCTTGGTGCGCTTCGACACTGCGCGGCGTCTCGAACTGCAACGGCAGCCCGGTCAGGATGCGCGAGAAGTTGCCGGGGATGATATTGCCCGTGCTGCCGGTCTTGATGCCGTCGTAGTAGAACGCGGGACCGCCCCCGCTGACACCGTAGATCGCATCCAGTCCCGACGAGGCATAGAAATTCTTGCTGACCGACTGATACTTGCTGGCGGGGGCCATCGACCCGTCCGGCTGCGGCGCGCCGGTCAACAGTGCGCTCCAGTCCATCACGTTCATGTCAGCAGCAACGGAGGTAAGCGCCAGCAGCGTGCTGCCGTCGGCCATGCCACCATCGGGTGTATTGCCGTTCGCAGGCCACGTACGAATTTGCTCATCCGATCCGATCGGGCGCGGCGGAATGCCGCCCACCGTGCCGTCGGACTGGATGAACTGGAAATACAGCGTGCCGGTCGCGCTGCCCAGCGACAGGTCGCCGCCCTGCTGGTAGTGCATCACGACCTGCGCGCGCACCGCCGACGGGCTGGTGGCGCCGACATTCCAGAAGTACACGCCGTTGGTCTGCGGCAGGTAGGTCACACGAATTGCCAGATAGTCGATGCCGACCTGTATCTCCTGGTTCGTCTGCGTGCCGGCCAAGCCCCAGCCGATGCTGATACCAAAGCTCGTCGCCGTGATGTCGGCCGGCGTGATACCGGTGTAGCCGAGCAGGCTCGTCGGCGTGTTGGATACCGTGGTCGGCGCGCCCCACAGTTTCGTCACCCACGTATATGACCCGTAAACCGAATTGGGACCGGGGATCGGGAACGGCAGCGCGCTTGCCACCACCGCATACGGCGTGGAACTGGCCAAGTTCGGCGTCGGGCCGTTGGCGATGCCGTTGAACTGGATCGTGGCCTCGACCGGCGCTGCCGTGAAATGCGCGGTGCGCCCGATCGCGCCGATCACCATCTGCAACTCGATGCCGATGATCGACGCATTGGCCGGCACGTCGGTCGCCGTGAACCCGAAATTCGTCAGCGCCACCGTCTGTGTTACCGGCTTCTGCGACCCGGTGTAGAAATCCCAGCCGTTGTACAGGCTGTCGGCGGGCGCCGCGATGTTGGCCACCGGGAAGCCGCCGCCGACATTCCAGCCGGCCGTGTTGGTAGCCGTGCCGGCTACCTTCCAGCCGGTCGTCACGTACTGCGCACTGTCGCCCCCCAGCGACAACGCCACGTTCATGTCGACAAAATCGTTCGCGCCGCTCTTGTATTGCACCACCCAGCCCAAATCGC